TTCAAATAGTTGTTGTCAACAGTTATCAACATTTGTCTTCAACAACCAGTACTCTATTATATGAGGAAAAGTTAATCTAATAGTTATGACAGAATGTCCAATGTGTGATGCTGGTCAGTTTGGGAATATGTGGACAAAGATGGTGTTCATGGGGGAGAAGAGCCTTGAGGACGCTGCTAAGATGTTCAATATGGAGCCAGCTGATGTTATGGAACATGTTAACGATCATGAGATACGGAAGGTTATAACGGATGAAGGGGATGAGGAATATGAGAGTGATGACTTCTATTTGAGTAAGTTACTATCAACTATGAAGTATTTGATGGCATGGGTCGAATTTGTTGGGAAGGGTGAGACTATTGACAAGTCAGCTGTTGATATGTTAACTAAGTTGACTAAGGAGTCAAGAGAGACCGTTAAGACTATTGCTGAGTTCCAGGGTAGGAGAGATACAGTTACCACTAAGGTACAGATTGATTCAATGGAGACAAAGGTGTTGAACCTAACTAACGTACTGCTCCAGGAGGCATGTCCAACGTGCAAAGCAAAAATGATGGAAGTTCTCCAGTCACAGTAGGTGATAGAGATTATACTGAGTACTTAAAAACTGTATTCATGGGGAACAACGATCCAGTATGGTTCGCAAAGAACATATTGGGTGTTGATCTGTTTCCTATGCAAGCTAAAGTACTTAGTGAGTTCTATAGTGGTGGCTATAAGAAGCTCATTATGCCATGTGGAATGAGATCAGGTAAGTCAGCATTAGCTGCTGTGTTTGGAGCTAAAGAGCTATTCGAATTAATGACAATATCTAATCCTGCTGAGAAGTGGGGATTACTTCCTAATCAACCTGTATTTATATCAATGGTGGCAACATCTACTACACAGGCTATTGATTCTGTATTTGCTAATCTTAGCTCTATGGTTGAAGATTCTGAATTCTTTCAGACATGGACAGATCTCAGATGTAAAGAAATGCTCATAGAGAGTAAAGAGAAGCATGTGAAAGTACGAACACTATCATCATGGAGTACCACAGCAGTAGGACGATCAAATAAAGCAGTAATATTTGATGAACTAGCAAACTTTGAAGAGACAAGTGGGAAGCGTGGAGCCTGGGAGATATATACACGATTGGCAAAGTCAACGGATACCTTTGGGAAAGATGGTCATATCATGGCCATCTCTTCCCCTAAACATCCTAATGATATCATAATGACGTTATATGGAAGAGCAAAGAAGGAGAACAATACATATGCCATTATGAAACCAACATGGGAGATGAATCCGAATTTTTCTGAAGAACAACTTCGTGAGGAATACAAATACGATATGCCTGCATTTTACAGAGATTATGCATGTCAGCCATTTGCATTTAGTAGTGTACAATTCCCAGAGGGTGTTTCCTTAAACATCGATATGAGAAATATACTCGAGTTCACACATGTTAGAGACTTCACTCACGAGAGAGTATGTGCTATAGATCCAGCAGTGAAGAATGATAGCTTTGGAATTGGTACTGGTTATGTGGATGCTGGAGGCAAAATCATTATTGATGGGATTCATAAATTCAAAAAGCTTGAGGGTGACGTATACATTAAGCCGAGTGACGTAAAGTCGTTCTTAGATAGAGTTGTTAACAACCTCAATGTATATTCATTAGTATTTGATACCTGGATGTTTCCTGAGTTAATAGAGCATGTTGAGGATTCATTTGGACTTGAAGTTGTTAAACACATTGTTAGAAAAGAAGATTATGATAGATGGAGAGAACTACAGAGTAGTGAGATGGTTGATGTTGTATATGATGAATTCTTACAAGTTGAAGCTGAACAACTTGTAGTAAAGAATGATAAAACTGTTGATCATCCGTTTAGTGGTAGTAAAGATATGTCAGATTGTGCTGCCAACATCATGTGGTATCTGGCAAATAATGATACATTAGATAGGAAACCAGCTATAACAGCACTTGGGGTAATGTAATGAGTATAAAAACTAAATTAGTTAAATTTGCAACGGGATTATTTAAACACGAAGTAACTACTGGTATTGTTACGGGAAAAAGAATAACAGCTGATATGGTTAAGTATCTTTCTGAGTTAAGTAACTTTGGAAGTATGGCAGATGATGAGATATACGAACAATTTTACGTCTGGGAACCAGAAGTTGGTAGTGGTATTGACAGAATAAGTACGTTAGTATCGCAATCATTCAAATCATTTGTTATAGATGCTGGTGGAGAGCTAAGTGCTGATGAAATAGAGTGTCTTAGACTTGCTAATCAGGTTGTTGATGACATAAGTGTTGCTGAATTACTCGAAAGTTGGACTGAAACACTAATGACACAGGGTAATGTGTTCATTTATGAGCCTGATGGGTTGATAATGCAGGTATTACCGAATAAATACGTCACATTAATCGATCAACCTGACCGTGAGAGTAAGGTAGGTAGTACAATAGATGCTGATACTGTTATATCAGATGCTAATCACCTACTATTATATGAAAGTAATCCAAATGTAACGACTAAGAAGTATAATTACAAGACAGACATTAAGCATATTAAGTATAAACTCACTAGTGTGTTCCAGAAAGACCATCTTGGTAGAACCACATATGGATTATACTCAATATCACCACTACATAGAACCATTCTTCCTGTATGGTGGAAGAGACAGTCGATGATTATCGACATTATGTGGAGATGGAGGAATGTACCACGTGAACATCACAAGATAGACTCATCAATGTTCTCGCTAGATAGGTATACAGGTACTAAAGCAGAGAAAACAGCCTCTGCTAAAGCTGATGCTGAAGCAGCAATATCATCGTATATCGATAAAATAACAGAACAAGAACCTGATCAAGGCTATGTTTCATTAGATAACACTGAAATTGGTGTTATTGAGTCTAAAACACCACATATACAGACCAATAAGCTAACAGATCAGTTAGATAGTAAGATATGGACTGCATTAAATGTACCAGAAAGCATAGTATCTGGGAAGAGTTCTGGTAGTTATGCTAGTGAGCTTGTAATATCAAGCTATGTTACTTCGAAAGTTATCCAATTAGCTAAGAAGTTCAGACCTATATTGCTTGATATAGCCATTAAGAGGATAAAGAAGATTGATCCATCATTACCATATACCAAACTTGATGTTAAATTTGAGCTTATCATGGCAACATCTAAGCTTGAGATGTATAGACAGGCTGCTATAATGGCATCAATTGGTATGTTTACTGATACAGAGATCAGAGATATGCTTAGCTATAATGAGTTAACTGATGATCAGAGAAATAACATCATGGAATATGTTCAAGTATTAACAAATGCAAGAGCAGGTACAACATTAGGTGATGTTGTAAAAGATACGATGAGAGAGCATCCGGGTAATCCACCACAATCACCACAAAGTAATATTCAACACCCATCGGATGCTTCAGATGCTGCTCTTAAAACAAATGAAGTTTAATATAGGAAAATGTAACTATAACACATACAATTGAGGTTTACTTATGGAGATTGAAGAACTTGATACAATAATGGTATACCTACAAGGATGTCGGGTACCTGACTTACCAAAAGAATCGTTTGCTTGGGTAGAAGATCCTGAAAAGAAGAGTACCTGGCATTTACCCATTAAAGATAAGGATGGTAAAGTTAAATGTGAATGCATCAGAGCAGCAATAGCAGCTATTGGTGGTGCAAGATCAGGAAAACCAATGGCAGGTGTGCCAGAGAAATCAAAGGATCTCATACGTAGGCTGGCAAAGGAGTGTAAGATTGATACAGACTTTGATGCATATACTACAGTTAAGTATAGCACTCCTGTACAACTTAAGCAAGTTGATAATATATTGAAGGTTAATGGTACCATTCTTGAGGTTGGTGAATTCACAGGATCAGATGGTGTTACAACAACATTTGATACACAATCAATCAAGAACATATATGGTAACCTTACAAAGAACATTAAATTCATTTTCACCCATGATAGACCTGGTGCATGTCCAATTGTAGCAGGGTTTGCGTATAAGTATGGCTTAAGTGATGATGAAACCAAGATTGAATATGAAGGTCTTGTGTTTGATCCACTTACCATACAGCAATTATCAATAGGTGAGCATGACAGCGCTAGTCTGGAGGCATCATTTGAAGTTGATAGCGACACTGGATATGCATCAACAGGTGTGATTAACAATATTGCATTTGTGCAGAACCCAGCTGTACCGTCAGCATCAGTAAATATTACTCCAGTACAATTTAGTGCGGAGAAGGAAGATCAACCCCATAAGGAAGAGGATGATATGGCAGACACAGACGAGAGAGATACTCGAATTACAGAACTTGAGGCAGAGATCGTTGTTAAAGACGCTCAGCTTGAAGAGTTCAGAGGCGAATTCGACGCTATCCAGACGAAAGAGTTCGAAGTCGTTAAGAATTCGGTTATCGAACTTGGCATGAAGGATCCTGATAAGCTTGTAGAAGGATTAGAGCTACCACAGCAGATCGAAGTACTGAAGCGTTTCCAAGCTAGCTTACTGGCATCAAAGAAAGATACCACACCGCCTGCTGATATGCCTGGTGATGTACCTGATAAGGATAAGGAGTTCGCTACTATGATCAAGGAACTGGGTATTGAAGACAGAGTAAAGGAACTATTACCAGATATGGTAGGTGGTAAATAATGGCTGAAGGACTGAGTAACGACGCAATGTTGCAGTCGTTCACTATGGAAGATGCGATATCATATGCAGGATATCTCTTGGCATATGGATCAGCTGAAGGTAAAGTCGATCTGGCTACAGCTGCATCAGATGATCATGTAATGGGAACTGCATTTGCAACTACTAAGGATCCGATCACTGAAGTAGCAGGTACAGATGTACTAATTGGTGTTATTGGTATGGTACCAGGACTTGAAGTATACCTGAAACTCATGACGGGTAATCAAGCAATTGCATATGGTGATCCACTTGCACTATCAGCATCAGTTGATGGTGAAGTTGATAAGAAGGATGGTTCAACATGTACCAATATCCTTAGAGCACATGCACTCGAAGCTAAGGATGCTTCTGCTGCTGGACACATCAAAGCAAGGTTGGTGTAATCATGGATAAATATTTTGAGGCAACAAGATCTGACCTGGACATAAACAAACAAGACATCTTACGGATGCTTATCCAGACACAAGCTGAGAACATGCTTGTAGGTAAGAATGCATGCATAATGAAACCCATTTCGAGCCTTGATGTTCAAATGGATATTCCTGATGCAGTGTACTTCGATGTCGAAGAAGTTGCAGAAGGAGCAACTGGTGGATTCAAGAAACTTGGTTTCTTCAATGTTCAGAAGAGTATGAAGAAATATGAAACTGGGTTTACTGTTACCCATGAAGTGAAGGCCAGACAACAGGCAACAAGTCAGGTTGACATGTCACTGGATCGAAGTGCAAGAGGACTTGCATTCAGGAAGGATGCTGAAATCTTCACTACATTAGCTGCTGGTAAAGGTGAAACTGCTGCAGCTGCTGCATTATGGGATGCCGAGGAAGCTGACCCTGCAAGTGATATTGCATCTGCTATCGGTAGAATCATGGATGGAACATACATCACTGATGAAGATGTGAAGAACATTGCGGTGTATTATCCTGCGAAGATGTGGACCCAACTGGCCAAGCCCATTGATGTCAATGGAATTATCATGACTCTGAGAGCATGGGCAGAGTCTGAGTATAAGATATCATTGCTGCCTACCAGACAGCTGCTCACAAATGCATTAGTGGTTGTAAAGTCTTCAGAGACAGCTATCCACTTCAGCTATAATGGCAAGGATATTCCACTGGCATTCAGGCGAGAAGACGAAGAAGGTGAGAAGTACCTGTTCAGAGACTACTTCATAACAGCAATCATACCTGAAACATCTGGTGGTACAACTACCAAGAGGATTCAGGAGATTACTGGAGTATCTTCATGAGGGTGTTATGACAATACCACCTTCCTCCCTTCTCTTTGATGTACGACGTGAGCTTAGTGATATACCTGATGATCACGCAGATGATACTATCATCGAACAAATGACAGTTCAGGCTAATGACTTTTGTGGTACAATTATAGATGTAGCTAGTGAGGATGACAGCTATATTGAACATTGTGTTGTTACTCTAGCAGCATACTTTGTATACCTTAATTACACAAGTTTAACTGAACGTCGACTTGGGACAATACCTCAAACAGCTGTTATTAGGTTAACTGAGCTAAGAAGGAAGGCATATACATTCATTTCGAAGGTTGCTACAGAACCAATTGATGAGTACTTCAATGTTGATGACTCTGAAGATGTTAACGTACGTCCAACATCATTAGGACTTGTTAATACAGTTAGTCATGGGATCTATACAACATGACAGTTGTTACTTGGATACATGTTGAAGGATTAAAGAAAACTATTACCAAGCTGACAAAGTTACGTGATATTGATAAGACACCTGAGTTTAATATTTCATTAAGAATAGCTGCTGATGAAAGTGTTAGTTATTGGGGTAATAATGTATATAATTACTTTGGTACACGAATATCAATGGGAAGAAGTGTTAGTGGTCAGCTAGGTAGATCTATTAAGTACAGGATAACAGCAAAACGTATTACATTTTCAATGAGACCTATCATACATGAATATAGAGGTAAGTCATGGGAGTATGGACAGTATTTAAGGAAGGGCACATCACCATCAATAGGTGCTTATAGTCCAAGGATAGATAAGAGAGTTCCTTTTGGTATACATCCTGGTGTTAGCAGAACAAAGTATTGGACACCTTGGCAGCAGCAATTTAAATATGTAACACGTCTTCTTACAAATAGTAGTGTTAGGATGGCAGTACGACAAATCAATAGGAGTTGAAGTAATGGCAATACGAGATGTTTACGATAATGTATGTGCTACATTAGTAAACGAAGAGTATATTGTTAATACAAAACCACAGGAAAAACAGATGCTAGCAGCAAAGGAACTTGTTGTGCTTGTTACTTCTATTGATCCTGTAGTAGAGACAACAACAAGCTATATTGTTACTGTTCAATGTAAAATCATATGGGGCGAAACTGATGGTGGAGATATGCTTAATAGAATTATTGAGCTAATGAGCTTAATAGAGTCCAATATGTCATTATCAAATAAGTTTAAGTTTGTAAAACCAAATATTGAGGCTATGGGAACTTTATATCAGATAGAACTACCGTTTGAATATACCGAGGTGTTAGATATTGGCGCTTGAAAGATACGTTAAAATTGGTGTTGAAGCATCATATGGAGCTGGTGCGACTACAGCTGCTGTACTTGTTACATCAGCTAGACATACTACAGATCGTGGTATGATATTTGAAGAGGACATTAGTGACTTCCTACCTACAAAAGGATATGCTGGTGCTTTGAAGATAACAGGATCATTGGAAGGTAATGTACGACCTGATCAAATGAATGCTATATGGGAAGCAGTATTTGGGATTAAAACTCCACAAACTGTTCCTACTCGTGATGAGTATACTCTTGGTATTCCCAAATCACTTGAAATTGAGATAGGTGAGACTACTGGTACATTAGATCAGCATTTTGACATTATTGGTGTTGGAATTAAGGATTTCACAATAAATGGTGAAGCTAAAGAATTCATGAAGATGACATGTGATTGGTTTGGTAAGGATATATCACAAGGTTCATTTGGTGTACCAACACCAGTTGCTGAAGATCCAGTGTTGTTTTACAATACTGAAGTGTCAATTGATGGATCACCTATTGGTGAAGCTAAAGCATTTGAGCTTGGTATTAACAGAGGATTAAATGATGATAATTATGTGCTAGATTCATTTGCCATACACGGGTTAATAGTTAATGAAGTAGCTAAGATTAAAGGATCGTTAACATTCACTGAACTTGAGTATGATGAGATTAAGAGAGCAACATTTGGTAGTACAAGTGCATCAGCAATACCAGCTACTAATGATGTTGAAGAGATTGCCATTAAGGTTGTAGGAACTGATCTTGCTGGTTCTGATAAGTTACAGATCGATCTACCTGTTGCTATATATCTTGATGCAGCTAAGGATATCTCAGGTAGAGGTGAAATCAGCAAGAAGGTTAGCTATCAGGCAACTAGCTCTGATGTAATGTTAACTGTATTCAATTGAGGATGATAATATGGGACTTACAAGATTTAAGATAGAAACAACAAATGGTATATATGAGATAAATAAACCAGTTGAACGACTTGGTGCTAAACACTTTGCCATCATGACTAGTGCAGCACCGACTACAAAAGTAGCACCAGGTGAAGATGCTATAATGAGTACAGGTGATATGGAGAGGATTAATGTTGCCTTTGAGAAATGGGCAAGTGAAATACTTCCTCATATTATTGTGAGTGGTCCATTTGAGTATAAGGAGATGCCAGGTGAAGATCAGTACGCTATATTCATGGCGGTGATGTCAGTATCTGCACCAGAAGGTGAATTGTTTCGAATTGTGGACTAGTGACATTGCAGCAAGTGTAGGAGAAGTATCAGATAGTACAGGAACACGACCATCTGCATTATTTGAGTGGAATGACCCAGATGACTGGGCTGAGCGATTAGCATTCGATATATTCATAATATCAACTATGCACAAACGGAGGGACAATAATGCCAGCGGATGATGTTGTTATTAGCATCATATTTGATATGAAAAATCAACGTGGTGTTAATAATGCTATTACTAGATTACAGAAATTAGGTGTATTATCAGAGATCAATACAACTAAAGTTCAGCAGTGGGGTGCACTAGGTCAAGCATCAATTAATCGGGTTAATGCATCTGCTACTATTAATAAGAGGAAATGGGAGCAGGTTAGACGTGAAGTTGAGAGAAATGTAACTGCTATTAGAAAGTATAAGGCAACATCAAATGCAACATTAAGAACTACAGCTGCACAGACAACAAGAGTTGCTAATGGTTGGTCGAGAGTAGCTAGATCTGGGAATATGGCTGCTAATGCTAGTGAGAAGTTAAGAGGTATTAGTTGGAAGTTGACAATGGCATCGATGGGTATGTTGGGTGTCTTTTTCAGTATGATGTCAATGACAATGGCGTTGACAAAGGGATTTAACTTACTTGTTGGTCCATTAATGGATATTGAGGCAGCTGCTGAGATGGTTGGTAAAGCATTTGCTTTCAATGCTATGATGGGGAAGGATTTATCAGAAATATATGGTAGTATAGAAGATATAATGGAGGGTAGTGTTAACACTTGGAAACAATTAACTGCATTGAGTACTGAACTAAAACTTGGATTAACATTGTTAGGTATTGAGGTATTCAAAGATGGTACTGTATTTGATGCTGTATCCCCAAAGATAACTGAATTCTTTAAGAAGCTATCAACACCAGAGATGGTTGATGCAATACAAAGAATTATCATTGCATTTGCTGATATGCTTCCTGCAATTAGTGATATGATACCACATATAGCAACATTGATGGAAGCTATGGCACCATTAGTGCCATATTTGTTTATTGCATCTATTGGTGCAGCATTGCTGATGCCGTTATTATCAAATTTGTCTATGGCATTCTTAATATTAGCTAATGTTAGTGGAGCATGGGCACTAGTTGCTAAGTTTGCATTACCAATATGGGTAGCAATTAAAGCTGCTGCTATTGCTGTAGCTGCTGCTATTGGTACAGTTAGTGCACCAATATGGTTAGCTATTGCTGCTGTTGCAATAATTATAACATACTTTGGATGGTGGGATGATATACTTAGAATAGTTATTGGTACACTTAAATGGATGAACGATATGGTTCAAAGTCTCATTAATCTATTAATGACAGGGACGTGGCTTGAGAGAGCAGGAGCACTATTATCATTGGTATCTGGACCTATTGGATGGGCAGTAGGTGGTACACTTGCTGGTGATAGAGGTACAACAACTAAGTCAGATCAGACATTTAATCAGACGTTTAACATATCAGAGACAGCTGATGCTGAGAGTGTTATTGATATTGTGAATGATGATATGACGTATAACTTGAGTGGGTGATGAAGTGTCACTAGTATTACGATATGCAACTGGACCTATTGATTTTACAATTAATGTTGATAACCTTATTAGGGAGCGGAAGACTAAGAAGCTAGAAGTTCCAATACCTAATGCTAATCCATTATACATTGCACTAGGTAGATATGGACCTAACTTCAAGATACAGGGTTTCGTTGATGAAACACAATGGGGATATTTAGATAGTATACCTATTCAGGCAGTACTTACTGTTCAATCATCTACTTATATTGAGTTTACTGCTACACATGAGTACTATATGGATCAAGTTAGAGAAATGAGAGAAGGTGGAATGATAAATACTCGACGTGTCATGATAGCATTAATTAGGAAGTGGAGTTAGTGACTAACTGGAGACTGTATGATGTTGGTGCTACGACATATCATACATTAGTTGACTTTGAGATCAAGAATAAGCTACGTGGATTAAATGTAGTTAAAGGTGCATTATTACATAATGTCAACTTAGCTGATGACACATTAGTCGAAATTTATGATCCTAACAGTACAAAAGTATTTACTGGGTTTACTAAGAAGGTAACTAAGCCTTCTGATACAACGTTAAACAAGTATGATATTACAGAACGTGTTGTTGAGCTTGCTGATTATCTTTGTGAGTCTGGTGGTAGTTACGTTTATACATATACCAATGATAATGTAAATACAATAATTGATGATATATTAACAGGTACAGGATGGACAAGAGGTAGTTCAGATGCTGCTGTATTAGATTATGTATCATTAGCATATGCTAAGAAGTTAAATGCTTTATTCTACATATTACGTGATCAACGAGAACATGAAGTCTGGTTTAATAATGCAACTAAAACTGTATATTTTGGTGCATTTAGGACAGATAGATCAAGTACAAATATTAGCTATATTAGAAAGGAAGATAAATCAGTTGCCTTGAAACATAATGTTGATAAAGTTATTGTATTAGGATCTTCTGCTAATATTATTGGTGAAGCTGGATCATCTGGAAAGATTGCTGCATTCCAATATCATGAAGCAGCTACTGGTTCTGAATGTGCAAGAATAGCAACACAATTACTTGGTGAGTTAGGATCATCGAAAGTTAGTGAAAAGGTATATTTAGCACCAATAGTGTTATATGAAGAAGGAGATAAAATTAAGGTTGATGGTACAGTATATGTTGTATTTAATATATCAATTAAGATAGATAGAACAATACTAGTAGTAGGATCAACTGAAGAAACAATACTTGATTCATTTGATGGTAAGTTACGAGAAGTAACAGGTAGTATTATTGTTGGTGAAAATTCTGTATCATCATTTGATGGTGGAGAGCAGAACATTGGTACTACAGTACTTGCCAGGTATAGAGTACAAGTTGATGATGTTAGCTTAGTTAATAATTTTAAACTAGTTGGAAAATTAGGTAATTGGAAAAAGAGTCTATCTACTGGATTGGAAGGCACTGGTCTTGGAGTTGATCAAGATTATGCGTTACCTAATAATATTCCTAATATGACCGGTTTATGGATTAATACTGATTGGGCATTACCTGATAATGATCCTAACGATACAGGATTACATGTTGATAATGACACTGATATACCAATAAATACGTTTAATGTTTATGTTAAAAATTCTTCGGATCCGTTAAACTGGGTTTCTTCTGATTTACCTTTTAATTCAGGATTTAGCTCGTTTGCATTTACTAGTGCACATGGAAGTGTAACAATTGAAGCTGTAAGTGCTGATGAGTCTGTATATCTGGGATTGGACTATAAAATTGGCACTACTTGGTATGTTGCAGGTCAAACACAAACTGTTATAGTTAAGCAAGGAACACGTATGACTATACCAATATCTGCTTTAGGCCCTGGTAATATTTCATCTGGAAGTCAAATTTGGAGAATGAAAGCTACATCTTCTAGTGGTAATGGAAATGCACTTAATGCATCATTGTACTGTGGATTTGTTGGTCGACACGATCATAGTACTACTGAAAATGATCACGATCATAATGCTATTGATCTTGGACATGATCATAATTCTACTGAATCAGATCATGATCATGTTGTGTCAGATGCAGGACATGATCATAATACTACAGAAGCTGATCATGGTCATCCTGAAACTGATAATATGAACGAGATAAATAATTATCCAGCTGATATTGTTATCAAAGTTAATGGTATAATAGTTGGTACATGGCTTAGTGCTATTCATGATCAAGTTCTTACAGTTTCAGATATTAAGACACATCTAAATACTGGATTAAATGAGATTACTGTTGAGTCTACTAAAGCAGCATCTATATATCTTGGTGGAGAAGCAGAAATGGTATTAATACAATGAGGAGGAAATGGAATGTCAGGAGAAATAGAAGAAGGAATGTTACCTAAACCGGAAGAACCACCTATTGAGGAAGTATCTGTTGATATGACAGGAATTGACATAGTAGATATTATTGATAGAGGTCATGCAGTATCTGTATATGTTAAATTTGGTGGTAAAGAATTTGCCGTTAACATTAATGGTAAGACATTTAATGAGTCATCAGAAGCTGATATACTTAGGAAAGTCAAAAAAGCATGTGAAAGTATTAAAGCTGATAACAAGCCTAAGATCGATACTATGATATCTAAGTATAAAATGAAGAAAGGTTAATTCGATATTATAACTATTAGTTAATAAATAGGAAAAACTGATTATAATACAGCAATACAATATGGAGGCTGGATAAATGTTCAGACGTAGATTAGCAAAAATAATGAAAACCCTAATTGTGAAGAGCCTTGAAGCTGAATCTCTAGATGTTAGTGGATTGAGCATAAAATCTCAAACACCACAGGTTCTTACAGGTGCAGGAGCAGTTGATATAACTTCTGAGATAACCCATCTGGTTACTGCAGGAGTAGGAGATGCTTTAACTCTTGCTGATGGAGCAGAAGGACAAGAGAAAATCGTTGTAACAAAAACAGAGACTTCTGGTGGAGATACCAGTGTTCTGACACCTACCAACTTTGCCAATGGTACAGACTTGACATTTGATGCTGTAGGTGATAGTGTACAGCTCGTGTTTACGAATGGTGCCTGGCATTGGATAGGTGGACAAGCTGTAATAGCGTAAGTGCAATTTTCCATCTTCTATAGGAGATCGTATAATGATACAAAAAACTATTGTAGCAATCCTGAAAGCATTAGGAGGTACATTAGATTCGTTTAACTACGAATCTATAACTGTTGCTGACGCTGCTATAGGATTGACACCTGCAAAGTATGCTGGTGCTGTTAGAGCAGAAATAACTTTGGAAACTGCAGACATCAGATATAGGAAGGATGGAACAGATCCAGCATCTGATGAAGGTCATCCGGTAAGAATTGATGATACCATTGTTTTAAGATCTGCTACTGACATTGTCACATTCAAAGCGATACGAACAGGATCAACGTCTGGTGTATTAAAAGTCACATATTTAAGGTGATTACCAATGTTTGGAGATTTCATTAAACGTGCAGGTATGCGTCCTGGGAGATATATTGGAGAAGGATATTTCCATGATAATGCAGTTCCTACGGTAATCGAGACAGCCAATACACCAATTGCTCTTTATGGAGCTACAACTGGTGTAATGGTTGATCTAACTTATGATGTAGGTAGTGCTGGTGATATAACAGCATTTGCAGATCACAGTGGTACAGTTGCTGGTGCTGTATTAGTTACATCAGCAGGACATGGATTATCTACTGGTGATATCATAACAATTAGAGGTACCACAAATTATAATGGTATCTTCCAGGTAACTTATGTTGGAACAAGTTCATTCTACATTATAGATACTTGGGTATCAGATGATGGTGCATCCAATTGGGAACAACCAGGTACTTTTGTTATTCCTGCTGGAGGAGCAGGATTCTATCGTATGGCAGGTTTTATATGTACTAATCCAGCTGCAGCATGTAAATTGAAGTTCTCAACTTGGGTGAATGTGACAAAGCAGGATAAAAGTGAAACATGTCGAGACTATGCCATCAATGATGAAGATACAGTTACATCTACATGTATAGTAGAGGTTAATGAAGGTGATCTCATATGGGTAGCTGTAAAAAGTGATGGTACTGCAAATATCACAAATGTTAATGGAAATTTTAATCTGAGAAAAATATAATAAGTAATGGAGGAGAAGATATGGCAGCAGTAATGGATGTATATTTCGACTTTGGTGGTTCAGATGGATCACCTGGAACAGAACAAGATACTGATGCTCTTGGACCACCTAATTTGAGGTTTAAGACAGCAGATGATGCAACAATTGATGACAACAATCCAATTCCAATACCAACAGCAGGTACGAAGTATTCTTATTGGAAACAGATCTATCTATATTGTGGTACAGCACCATCAACAAAGGTAGACAATATCAAGTTGTATACTGATGCTGGTGGATTTGGCACAGGTATTACTGTAAAAGTAGGAGAACAATTCCCAGTTAAAACTGATGTACTAAATACTGGATATGAAGTAGCAACTGGTACACCTGGTGATACCGGCGATGAAATGGTAGCAGCTCATGCAGGACTTACATCTTCTGTGGATGTGTTCACTAAGACCTCAGGATCACCATTGTCTGTAACTATCAATGAAGCTGGAGGTATTATCGATGCAATCGGTGAAACTTCTAACTATGTATGTTTGCAGATGGAAGTAATCACTACAGCAAGTCCAGGTAATCTAACAGATGAAACCTTTACTTTCCAGTATGATGAAGTATAAGGAGAGAGTATTATTTTTAGCAAAGATAATCCTCTTTGGTTACCAAAAGGAAGTATACGAGCAGTATTAGCT